GCCCGAGTAACACCTCCAACATAGTTTCTCCTAGCACATATGGATTCTATTCCCATATCTTCAACATCTGCCATTTCTGCGTTTTGACGAAAGAGCATGGCTTGATCAAATTGTAATGAAACAGTGGGTTCTACACCTATACTCTTGCTCAAAGAGGAAAATTGATGGGCAACAGGCACATGACCACCACTCATTGGTGGGTTATCCATGGGTAAAGTCGCTTTTGCCTTAAGTGCATTATTTGGTTTGTTTTTTACAGCAATTGTTTGCTGTGTAGGAATATCTCCAGTAATATTATCGTAACTATAATTAATATTCGTACTGGATATATTGCCCTGAGCTTCTAATGAATCAAGTTCAAATGGTCTCAGGGTCTTTCTTTTTTTATTTGAGTCAGCTGCGTTTAAATCACTGTAATTGGTGGTCTTATTTTGCATTGTTAGTTGATTGTAAGCTCCTTCAAAAGGAACTAATTGAGGGGGTATATTCAGCTTATATCCTATTTGAGACAATAGGCTAAAACGCTTATTTATAGAGCCTCTACTCGCTTGTATTCTAAACATGGTTTCCCATGGCTCGAATGTTATTTTTCTACGTTCACAGCGTAGATGACTCGCATTAATTTCAGCAATCAAAAAATTGTAATATTCTGGACCCCACTGTGAGGCTGTTTCTACTTGCTGATGTATAGTTTGTAAGAAGGTTAGATGTTTATCTCTCGTATATGTCAGGGCTCCTTCAATTGACTCCTTCTTTAAGGCTCCAGTGTACTTGGTGTTGTGACACACCGGAACACAGCCTAAAAATATTGTATCCTCAAAATTAACTAAAGTAGTAGGTAGTTCTTCACCCTTAAATGCTGAACCATATTTCAAGCCTTTGGATTCGAAAAATTTCTGGAAATCGTAAGGATTAACATCAAGATCTTCTGAAAAACTTGTATGGTGGTCATCACCTAAGAGAATTGAAATAACGTTCTTATCATAGCTATCATTTGGGAATATATTCTTAAATGCCCACCGTAAATAAAAGTCATTTTGTAAACAGTTG